TACTCAGAGCTATTCTCCTTGTTGCTTGGTGTTACCAAGCCCGGTGCTAGCGGGTCAGACTTTGTAACATCAAAGCCGTCTGTACCACCAAAGAATAGTGTGGTAAGACCGGGACCGCCTGTTGCTTGTTGTAGCACATGATTCGACCCGCTTTTAGCTGACAATGAAGCACCGTCATGTCGTGCACTTGCGTCATGAACGAGTATACTAGATGTACCAGCGACGGCGTGCGTAGCATTGTTGTATTTAATGTTATCAAGTGTCGTGATAAAGGAGAAATCCAAGTAACTACTTGACTGGTAGCCAAGAACGTCGACTGGTTTCATTCTGCTGATGTCAATAACATCTTCTCTAACTAAATTAGAATTATCGTCGCGGACGGAGACGCCAAAGTTGGCTTGCCTAAAAGCACCAACTTGTGCCAAATCGGCTGAACTTCTTGTTACTGGGGCTGGGAATCTGCACAACAATGTGCCCGAAGTCTCATTGCTGACCGTGGCACCTGCTTGAGAGTTACCGGGCATTGTATTTCCTACCAATACGAACTTATTGCCGCCGTCTGGCTGCGTGACGGCACCTGCAACGCCGTCAGCAAATGCCACTGGCTTAAACCTTGTTGGGCCGGTTACACCATATGGGATTAAGTTTGCATCAAAGCCGTCAGCATACTCAGAATTAACTTCTACTCTACAGTATTTTGAGCGATTTTCATACTCACCCTTTTCAATATTTCTATTCGTGCTTTCCTCATACTCAACGTATTTTGTACCGATTTTTCTTAAAAGGTAATTATCAGAATTTTTGTTCAAGTCGCAGTCTAAGAATGATTCTATGATCTTCTTGTCGGTGTCTGTGTCGCCCAATTGTCTTAAAACAACATTAAATTTGTAATATGGGTCGACGTCAGCTAATACTGGCGGTCTAATGTTTTCAATAGACAGTTTAATATTCTCTTGAATATATTGCCCATCATTCAAGCCGACCAACCTGAACAGTTTCTTAACTCTTCCAGAATTAATATTGGCGGTCATATCTG